CAGGAGCATGCCAGCAGTAAGCGTCCCCGCCGCCGCAAGAGAGGCAGACATTGAACCGGCAGCAAACCACCCTCCAGTGGTGGCAAAGGCCCCGCCGGACACATACGTCGCCGCAACTATGACTGCAATCGTCAGGACAGTACGGAGCGGGTTCTTGCCACCGCCCCCACCGCCATGCAGGGGGGCATAGATCAGGACATGGGATTTCTCATCAGGGATCAAGGACCACTGAGAGCGAGGAACAGGTACACCGTCAATCTCCACGATATAGGTATCAGTCCACGCGGAGGCATCAGCCTGTTCCACGATCTGTCGAATTGTCAGGCCGTGCGGAACCTGCATCACCTTCGGCGCATGAAACTGCGCGGGTGTTATGATGATATCCCTATCGGACATAGCGATAGAACCCCTCAACCTTCTTCTTCCATTGTATCCCGGTAAACTCCTCAATCGTGGAGTTAATGCCCTCCATGACATGGAGCATCCTCTTCCTGTCGATCACCAGCCCGACGTGATATACCATGCTGCCGGTGCGGAGCAGGATCACATCAAATGGAATAGGCTTCTCCACTTTCTGCCATGTCTCTTTCCCGTCCCGGATCATCCTCGATACCTTTTTCAATGAGGCCAGCGACCCGTCAACGTATGCCCCGGCGAAGTCCGGGAGGTCGATCCCCAGCCGTTCCTTGTAAACCATGACCACCAATCTCCAGCAATCAAGCCCGTTTCGGTCGTTTCCGTCTTTCAAAAATGGTATTCCAACATATTCAATCATATCAACTATTTAACGGCCTTCATATTTGCCCTGTACGGCCTTTTCTCGGCTTTGCCTATACCTTACCCTCACCCGAACAGCCCCGGAAAGTAGCTCGGCACGAAACTGCCAGAGGGAAATGGCTCTGTCTCCAGCGTTTCCAGCTTCAACGTCCCGGTGATCGTGGTTGCGTTGTACGTGATATTTGTCAGCTTGAACTCCGGCCATGAAGCGTCTATTGTATCAAGGGCGTTGTCCATGACAATATCCACCTGACAGGTGACGGGGGTGTAGACGCTCCTGATTGTTTCGGTATAGGCCCGGTGGACATTATCAATTTCAAGCTGCATCTCCCCCGGCCCCTCATCGGTATCATCGGGGAGCTTAATTCGCACGGGGAGGAAGATAAAAACATCTCCATTGGACACGGTTCCATAAGCCAGTTGTGAATCGGTGGTATAATCGCCCGTGATTTCAACAGAGATTGAGGATAGCGACGGCGATACCCCCTCTTCGGCGGTTGTCATATACTGCTTCAGCCAGAGGTATTTACCGGCCATATCCGTCATGGTGACAGACGGTATCGGTGCCCCGGACGTGCATTCGTCCCACGAGGCGGGCTCTTCCTCTTCCGATTCAGACAGGCCGGAATAGATTGTCAGGGTGGTGCTCTCCGGAACGTCTGCCGACCATTCTATCGTGCTGCCCGTTGCCGTGCCGACAGAGGTCAGATCCACGGGAGGAGAAAGCCGGGTGCCTTCGATTCGAGATATTTCATACGTACATGCCAAATTCGGGTTGAAGCCTGTGTCAACGCTCGTCCAGCTACGAACAGCCCCGCCAAGAGCAGAGATGATCAGGGCACCCGTAGCGGCGCAGTCGGTTACTTGTTTGACTTTGTTGCTTGCGTTAACAGTTTCCGTACCATTAGATACAAAATAGTCATCCACTTCAAGACCTGTTCCGAAGTGGTTAATTTCTGTTACGGTAATTTTATATATATTACCCAACTGAAGAACATTACTTGTCGTGACTGCCGCCCCTTCTCCTTCTATGGATGCAACCGCAGCATTACTTACAACTGACCGTGGAGCGTTTGTACCAGTAAGTTCTATTCTATTTCCACCCTCCCAGACCAAATCATCATCCAAATCAATCAATAACTGATCAACTTCCGCAGTGGATAAACCACCGGAAGCCGGACTTAAAATGAATGTAGCGGGTTTCGATGTCCACAATTTAGTAGAATAGTCTGATACAGTATTAAGGCCTCCGCAGTAAAAATGTCTTAATCCAGAAGGTAGGTCACTTAATGAGCCTGATATGGTATTAGAACCTGCGCAAGTGAAATAAGTTAATCCAGAAGGCAAATCTGAAAGAGTACCTGATATGGTATTAGAACCTCCGCAAATGAAATATTCTAATCCAGAAGGCAAATCTGAAAGAGTACCTGATACAGTATTAGTAGAACCTCCGCAGTAAAAATATGTTAATCCAGAAGGTAGGTCACTTAATGAGCCTGAGACGGTATTAGAACCTGCGCAAGTGAAATAAGTTAATCCAGAAGGCAAATCTGAAAGAGTACCTGATATGGTATTAGAACCTGCGCAAGTGAAATAAGTTAATCCAGAAGGCAAATCTGAAAGAGTACCTGATACAGTATTAGAACCTCCGCAAATGAAATAAGTTAATCCTGAAGGCAGGTCTGAAAGAGTGAACGATACCTTGGCCCCAGTTTGTGTCATTGTAAATTTTGTCAGACAGCTTTCATCTGTGGCGGTAATTGTTACGGTGCGATTTCCAGCAGAACCATAATCTTTGGAATAATTTTGATCTATGCCATTGTAGTTACCGCTGGATTCATCACCCCAATCTATTGTGATTTGTTCAGTGGTTGAGACCACTCCAGAAATTGTTTGAGTATTCACTACATCAAATGTAAATATCGTTGCCATATTATTCTCCTATCTCCCCACTAAATGTCAGCCCGCCCGGAGGCGTACCGGAGATAATGCCCTGAGCAACCTTACCCGCGGAATCGGTGATGACAATCTTGTGGTTGCCGTGATACGAAGTAAGGTCCACCCCGAACTCGATAAAAGAATTGTCTGACGTGTAGTCCAGTTTGTTGTCACCGGCGGCGATGGAACCGGAAGCGACAACCGTCCATCCGTCAGACAGTACCAGATCGTCTCCGTCCGCTTCCAGCCCGTCCAGTTCACCGGCGTTCCAGTCGGCGTCTGTCTGCTCTGTATGGGATAGGTCTCCTAGTCTCTGCGTGGGGTCTGTGCTGATCCTGATATCGTCATCAAGATCATCATGGGACAGCGTAATTAGAGCAATCGGCACCCGCCCGGTTTCTTGTGAGAAAGCAGCTTCACGGAAGTTCAATGAAGTCGTGGTCATGGGAGCACCTCGAATGACATGCTCACCTGGTACATCCCCGGCTCTATCGCCGTCCATGTGGGGGGTTCGGTGAACCTCATCTCACAGGCCACGGAATGAGCGGGGGGCTTCGTCCAGGAGAACCGTAGAGAACCGCCAAGCAATGTCGTATTGTAGAACGTATCCAATGCCGCCAGTTCCGTGTCATCCATTATCATTGTGCCAGAGACAGGAGTAACTCCTGCCGTAAATCTACGCCGCACCTTCGCCGGACCAGCGTCCATTGGGCTCTTGATGGTGGTATCCGCGAGGGACTGACCATATCCATCAACCAAAAGTGTTTGAGGCAAATCCACATGCCATGCCGGTACGAACATATTATCTCCCCGTTAATCTCTGCCGCGCCCCGAAGCTCTGACGCATCGCCTTGTTGGACTGACTTCCGAAGGTGCCGAGCTTCTTGGCTACGGCCTGATCAATATAGACATCGATAGCCTTCTGGCCGTCCGCCGTGGTGCGCTCTGATGTAGACACATCGGCCCCCACGTTGTTAATTATGTTCACCTCTACCCCCCCGCCGGTTGACTTTACTCCCAAGTCCCCGCCGATACGGGTTAAGGGCATGATTGCTTCCGGGCCAGCTTCACCCATCAATCCAGCACCTTGAGCCATCGGAAATACTGTAGGTCTGGTTACTATCCCGCCCCTTGCGAAGGGGAGGATGTTGCCGTTCTGGAATGCGTTGCCTTTGGCACTACCGAAGAGAGACCCGAAATCAAAGCCGCCTATCGAGCTAAACAACGGCCCCATGATTTGTTGCTGAATGAACATCCTCATCAGGTCATCAATCATTGAATCGACCATGTCGGAAAAGGACATCTCACCTGTGCGGGCGAACGCCACTATTGCATCGGTACTATCGCGGCCCCACCCTTCGATTGCGGTTTTGAGTTCGCTGATATCGCTTTTTTCTTTCTCAACACTCTTACCGAGTATCCTCGCCTTCTCTGCCGCATACCATTCATCGAGTTTTGTTTTATCGCCTATATAGGTTGCGTATTCGTCATATAATGATCTCAATTGTTGTAGTTCGTAATCTTTTGACGTTAATGTTGCGCGTTTATGAGCTTCCTGAAATTTGGCCTGTTTCTCTGCATACTCTTTTTCATATTCTTCCAGTTCTGCAAATTTAGCGGCTTCGTCCTGTAGATAGAGTTCTCGTCTCAATTCGTATAATGCCTGTGCCTCTTGTTCTAATTGTTTCTTTTCTTCGGCTGCTTTTTTTGCTTCTGCATTTGCGGCTATCTCCGCTTCCTTTGCTTTGATCTGAGCATCTATTTTAGCCTGTTGTTGCTTTATTAGTTCTTCTGTATTTTTACGCCGCTGGTCTGCCTCGTCTTGATATCGTTTCATGGAGGCTTCCATTCTGTCCTGGTCGGCTTTATCTTCCGCCACCTTTTGTGCCTCCAGTTCTGCGAGTTCAGCCTTTAATTCGTTAATCTTTTCTACGCTTGATGCCTGTACCTTGATTCCGAAGATTGTACCTTTTGACCCGCCACGCTCCTGTATCTTTTCAAGTGCCTCTAATTCTTTCCGTGTCTTCTCTATTTTCTGTTGTGTCGAGCTACCGAATAGGGCATCCCCCACGGCCCCTAACCCCACCCACGCCGCCATGAGAGTGCCGGATTCTTCTTTTGCCAGCTTCATTACTGCAAGGGTTTCGTTTAGCCAGGGGATAAGACTAAGAGCCAGGCCCCTGCCCGCCCCCTGTGCCGATTTCATCAAAATATCAAGTTGATCATTGAAGTAGGCGGCTTCGAGGGCGGTCTTGGTGGAGATAACCAGCCCCATCTCTTCGGCCTTTTTCTGCAACTGTTCGATCCCATCCCGGCCACCGTTCAGCATGGGAATTAGTTCTGCCCCGGCCCGTCCGAAGATGTCCATTGCATAGGCGGTCTTCGCTGCGCCGTCCTCCATCTTGGAGAATCGGGTTGCAATGTCTTTCATAACCTCTTCAGAGCTTCGGAGAGTTCCGTCAGAGTTCGTAACCTTGATATTAAGGTCTTCAAAGGCATCCTTGGCTTCTCCAACGCCCTTGCTCACGTCATACATATTCTGAGAGAGCTTCTTTGTGCCCTTTGCCACGGTCTCAAGGGTGGTGCCGCCCTGTGACGCTACCAGTGCCATAGATGATAGGTATTCAGAGGTGGTGCCCGTCGCCTGAGCGAGCTTCCCCATCTCGTCGGCGATGTCGATCTGCTTCTTGA